ATTAGTCGTGGAGTCTTCAGTGTCTTAGGAACCGAAACCAGCCTAGCTGGTATTTCGGCTCCAGGTTCGAGATAGCGAACATCGTCTAGAAGATGAATGTACCTCCAACTGGCGAGTAAGAACTCACCAGAGGGAAAGTACTCTTCGAGGCGATTGGGCCAGGTAAACTGATTATACTTAAGGTTTCCCTTAAGTTTATCAGCTGTAGCACCTGGACCATGTTTCGGGACATGACGGAAGAGAGTGAGGTCTTGCTCTACTTTCATCATAACGTCACCGAAAAGACGAGCAGATGCACTCTTGAAATGAGAAATCATTTCAGGAGTTCTCTTTGCATCTGAGTCTTTCACTATCTGCTCACACTCGATGTACTTGCGAATAGCTTTCCTTACCCTGTAGGGGGTGCAATTCCCCTCCAGTTTTCCGAACAGCATAGAACACTGTCGGATGGCAAAGATAGCGTCTTCGTCTGGTGCATCAAGCAGCAAACCGCTAGCACGGTCAAAGACAAGATCGAGGAAACCTCCGAGAAATCGGGGGAGACCTGCATGGAAGCTGAAACCAGCAAACATGTCGCGATCCACCTTCCCTTGCTCCAGACCTTTTTGGAGATCCGAGGCGAAGGATGGTAGGGTTATCGTTAAAAACGATAATCCTTCATCTTTGACACGACTCGTGATAGTATTATAATCACGAGTGGTACTTACGCTACACCTGGCCCCCACATCAGTGAGGACCGCTTGCAGGAGCATAACTAGGCTTTTCAACATCCCTCCTAACAGAGGTGAGTGTATCCCTGTCCTAATGTTGCTCCTGAACTCCCTATAAAGGGACTGACCAAACTGAGCTTCATGTAAGAACGGTATCAATTACCTTATACATGAAGGACACCAGGATCAACAGGTAAGTACCTGTTGAGACTGCGACAACGATAGCAGAGGGAACTTCATCTTTTGGATCAAGTTCGTCTTCCTCTGGTACATCCGGATACTTGGTAAGCATAGCCGAATTCCTCCCCAGTAACCATCATAGATGGTCACTGGACGAGTCAGTTCTCGCCCTGCGAAACCTTGATCAGGTTCGCGTTCGTCGCAGCTGTGAGGTTGGCAAACAAGCCAGCCGTAGCAGCCTTGACCTCAGTCGCTGAGAAGCCAACCTTAGGAACGTCCATAACCACGTACGCTGACATGGTGTACGGGACGTTCGTTGCTGGCATCAGCGGGTCAGGCGCGGTCTTCCGAACATCGATCCGGGCGACTCGCCGAGTACGACTTTTGTACTGGTGCGAGATCGTGTAGGACAGGTTACCGTCGGCCGAAGTATAGGTCGAGGTGTTCTGTCCCACCGAAACTCGAGGCAGTGAAACTGCCCCGGCCCCGATGTCGATCGATTGCGGTTCAGAAACAGCCATCAGAAATCTCCTTGTGAAGTTGTTATTCACTTGTGGTTGGTCGGAGACGATTAGTCGTCTCCGAGGAACTTCGGCCCTCGGCTTATGCCGAGAGCCGCGAGGATGGCCCACTGCTGATCCGTGAAAGACGACGGATTGATGCCAAACCCGTACGGTGATGCCTTTAACCGCTGCTTTATCTCAGTGGTGAAAGTCTGCTTGAGATCCTGATTGATAAAAGGAAGCCCAGCAGAATGCAAATGGTACTCCACTGTCGTTTTTTGACGACACATGATGTAGCCATAGCGCATCACCTGATTGGAAAGGGTAAAATTGGATGCGTTCTTAAGAACGCTACCCATATTCCCAAACCAATCAGCAAGCCAAGAGTACGGCGTTAAGGCATAAGCGACATCAGGTGTAAACTTGATGCCATACAGGATATTCCACTCCTGCATTGCCTTCCTAGCACCGCCAAGAGCCTCTTCGACTCCTGGTATGTGGTAGGTAAACGATCCCTTAAACCACAGTTCTTCACGAACTGTAGTGGTGATCGTCAAAGCGCACGTACTGTCCCAAGGTTCGACCCCAACGAGAGGAACAGGAGACACCTTACCGGTAGTCTCCTCAACTGTCTTGGTTTCGACCAGGGGGAAACTGTAGCCTCGTCGAACATCCTTACCAGCATCACGATGATACTGCTTAAGGATCTTCTCCGAATCCTCCATCGCCTTAAAGAATGACTTAACATCTCGAATCGTCGGAGAAATTCCGAAGATATAATTGAGATATTCACCCGAAACGGATTTCGGGTTGATGCCATTCCTAAAGACTGAGGCACCAGGAACCGCAG